CCAGCAACATGTAAAGTCGAGGTGTCGACGGTCCAAAGAATGGACCCTCGCCAACCCGCAAACATTTGAGTTACATAGTTGATGTAAGATGTGGAAACTGGCAAATATTTTTGACCATTAGAATACGTTAACACTTGCGAATTAGCAAACAAATTTGCTGAATCGGGAAGTCGACCTCCCAAACCAGGCATAGCTGTTCTCGTAATCAGGAATCTTGATGTTTCTTGAAGTTCCCGAATTGGGACTACCTCAGATAAAACAGTTCGTTTAAGCATCTGACGAAATGAGCCAATCACTTCACCGAAAAACAATTTTGTTGTATCTGGTGTATCAATCAATGCATCTGCCATCGTATCTATAGTCGGGGGATCCACGACGGGATTGTCACAACAATCCATGTCTTGCATCGGGTCCCCATCTGCCATTTCTGGGATACCCATTTCGGGCAAGTTCCTCTGAGGATTGGTAGCGTTTCGAAAGCGCCAAGCCGATATTCTACTGTTCGGCTGAGCCACTTCAAAATCGTCTAACATTGATACAAACACATTCACTTGAATGTCCGCCACTACTGTACCAGGCACCGAAAGTTCATTCAGGACATAGACACTTATCGTGCCATTTGTCCGATCATTGTTACGTGCTAGGGGAGTGGTATTCGTTGTGAATGGATTTGCTGATAGCAAAGGTTCTTGGTAAGGTAAATGTTGAGCCCATCCTACATCCACTGTAAAATCCTTTTCATTAGAAATGTCATGAATTGTAGTGTAATGCGTATTATATTCGGGTCTCAAAGAACCACCTGTCGGGTCATATACAATGCGAATCCTTCCTTTATGGTAAGCAGAGGAAACAATTTGAAATCGAAATCTCATTGATCCTCTCCAATACGCAAATGGAAGAACAGCTGCCGCACATGCCGTAAAGTGGTGCTCATCACCATTAGTTACTACCATAAACGGGTCTACGTAACATTGAAAAAGCATATCTTCCGGATCCCTAGCTATTGTCCAATCAAAAGTGGTGAGATATGATTCTCTACCAGCTATTGAAGCAATAGGTAATTCATCCATACTTGCTATCCCTGTTGTTGCAGGGTCCAAAGTTACTTCTTGCTTGCTATCTACAGATAACTTGTTCGTTGGGTATTTTGTGTCTACTACTGCCATAGAAGTACGAGGTAACGGCGTCATTAATGAGTAATCTAAATTGGTAGGTGCTGAATAACCAAAAATTTTGGCAACTGAAGCAATAGCTCCAGCACCAATCTCAGTGGCTTTAGCAAAGGGACCAATCCAGGGTACATTACTTAACGCCCCAGCGTATCTCGCTATTGTACTGGCAGGGCGAGAGATGACATCTTCGTTGTGTTCGTCCGCCATTTCTGGGACCCCCATTTGGGGTTCCGCAGCTGTTGGAATTGCGAAGGAAACATTCTCTGCCCAGGCAAGCACAGATATCGTTAACGAATCTGTACCTCCATTGGCATGTTGAAGGTTATTGATACTTTGCAGGACGCAGTCTCCCATATCATCCCATCCATTGTCAGGTATAACAATGGCATTCGCAGGATTAAAGAAAGGAAGTGTTAAACTTCCCCCTTGACTCTCTGTAGGATTAATGTAAACATGCATTCTCTGCGAAGATCGCACAACATCTTGAATCACGTACGCATCGTTGCGCACTTGCTTGTTGTAAGCAGTGTTGTCAGCTGATGCTAGAGGCTCATAAGAAAGAATGGCTCTACCATAGTAAAAAGCGTTACCGTTGATTAACA